CTTCAATTAAACCCACCAAATTACTAGGAATGTAGCTATGAAAAACATTACACCCATCCCACTGCTCAAAGAACTGCAAGTCAACGCTAAAGCAAAAATACCCAGCATGATCTGGGGCCCACCTGGAGTAGGTAAATCGCAGATTGTTTATGGCTTAGCGCGCCTAATGAACGCGACTGTTTTTGAAGTACGCGCAAACCTGTTCGATCCTGTCGACGTTCGCGGCGGACTAAAAGTTGTCGAACAAGCCAACGGCACTTATAAAACTTGTTATGGCGTACCCGAAGATTACCCAGGGTACGACCACGAGGGACTGGTCATACTATTAATTGACGAATTAACAACTGCACCTAAAGCAACACAGAACGCGCTGCTTCAATTACTAACAGATGACAAGATCGGTACGTACCGCTTACCAAAGAACGTTATTAAAATCGCCTGTGGTAACCGCGCCAAAGACCGCGCAGCTGTACAAGAAATGCCTACTCCTGTAAAAACCCGGTTTGCTCACTATGAACTAGCCGCTAACATCGATGACTGGTGCGCATGGGCAGTAAGCGCGAACATCGACCCGTCAATCACGGGCTTCTTACGGTATCGACCTAACCTACTACATAAAATCGACGCCGCTGAGAACGCCTCCCCTACTCCACGTACTTGGGAGATGCTCAATAAAAAGTTACCTTTTATGGAGGATTCTTTCTATGGAGCTGCATCACTTATCGGTGACGGCCCTGCAGGCGAATATGTCGCCTACAAAACAATCTTGCAAGACCTTCCTGACCTCGATGAGCTAGAGAAAGAACCCACCAAGACTAAAGTACCCGAAGACGTTAGCCTGCTTTACGCCATCGCAGGCGCACTCGCAAGCCGAGTAAAAGTAAGTAACTTTGCATCCCTCATGAAATACGTAGCACGCATGCCTGCAGAGTTCCAGGTCGTTACCATCCGCGACATGCTCTCAAAAGAACACCGGTTAGCTGCTGAACAGCCATTTACAGACTGGACAGTAAAAAACGCTGACGTCTTACTTTAATTAAATACACCAAGGAGATAAATATCATGGCATCAGTACGCATGACGGAAGTATTACGCTCAAAAATCGAAAGATCGGCACTAGGGGCCTTCGACCTAGCAAACCCAATGATTACAACCCCAACCACAACAGCAGACGCTGTAAAAAAAGCAATCGAGAATATGCCCCAGCAGCAGTACGCAAAGCGCATACATAAGTTATACAAAGAAGAGTTCGCTCACCTAGAAGGCAAGTTTATAGTTAGTGATGAAGTAAGAAGAACATCCGTAATAAGCGGTTACTACGAGACTCTCTTTTTGGAATCCTACAACAAACCTATTTTTAAGGAGCTTGGTTCCGTAGTTTTTCATTGGCCGCACCCCGCCACCTCGTCCCCGCGCAGAGGTCGTTCAGTAACTATAACTTTTAATACGCCTTTAGAGATTGCTGTGGCTTCTGCAAGGGCCTCGCAGTTTTACGGAAGTCAGCTCGACATGGTGATTGAACAACTTCGCGTTGAGGATCAAACTAAAATAAAGGAGTTAATTACTGCGCTATCTGACCAAAGACGAGCCCAGAAGGACAAGCGCACCGAATATGGCCGTCAAATACACAACCTCGTACAAACCGTTAACACAGTCAAACAACTACTAGACGCATGGCCTGCAGCAGAAAGTTTACTACCGTCTGAAACAATCAGCAAAATGCACGTAAAACAAACAAGGGCCGAAAAAGCCAAACAAATCAAAGAAGAAATTAAGTTTGACTCTACTATTGCCAACCAAACTATACTCACTGCAAGAATCTTAGGAGCAGCTAATGGAAGCTAACCGCATCATGGTAAAAAGCCGCGCTAACTTAGTGTTAGACGAGCCTTTTTTCGGGACGCTAATACTCAAACTCAAGTTGGAAGAAACCGAGGACGTACCCACCGCAGCCACAGACAGCGTTTCTCTTTTTTACAATCCTGACTTTGTCAAGAAAATGCCGCCGCACGAGTTACGCACTGTGCTAGCTCACGAAGTATTGCATTGCACAGGTTGCCATTCGCAACGGCGAGGTGAGCGCGATAAAGAATTGTGGAATGTTGCTTGTGACTACGCCATCAACCCCATCCTAGTAAACGCTGGGTTCTGTTTACCGAAGGGCGGCCTTTTACACAAACCATTTGACGATATGACACCAGAAGCTATTTATAACCAACTCAGTGCTAACGGAATGCCTGAAGGTCATAAACCTTGCTCTTGGGGCTTAGTTCAAGACAGCCCAAAAACCGGGCTTACCCCAAAGTCAGACGCTCAGCTAGAGGCAGAGTGGCAACTTGCTACAGTCAACGCTGTAGAGCAAGCTAAAGCAGTAGGCAAATTACCTGGCGGTATGGAGCATTTCCTCAAGGACATACTCGAGCCCAAAGTCGACTGGCGCTCTGTGCTATGGCCGTTTATTTCTCAGTTAACCAACGACGACTATTCATGGCGCAAACCCAACCGCGCTTACATATCAGAAGACGAGTATCTACCTGCAATGCACAGCGAAAGCGCCGGGGAACTAGCTATTATCCGCGACACTAGCGGCTCATGCGACGCGTACCAACAGACTTTCATCTCAGAGGTTCACGCGGTGTTTTCACAACTGCGCCCTTCCGCAGTACGCATCATTGACGTAGACACAGAAGTTCGACAAACAATCGATTTAGACCGTGACGACGAATGGCCCGCCGACACCTCAACAAAAGGCGGTGGCGGCACAAGGTTCGCACCAGCATTTAGATACATAGCCGAGAACTACCCCGACATAGAAGCTGCCGTGTATTTAACTGACCTTGAAGCAAGCGATTTCGGCGAAGAACCCGAATACCCCGTACTGTGGGTATCAACGTCTAACAAACTTAATGCACCTTGGGGCGAAGTAACCTTTATGGAGGCTGAGCTAAAAGCGGCTTAAAAAATGCCGACCTTATTAGTATTAGTGTTACTATTATTTTCTAGGAGGAAGTAATGAAAGTTCAAAAATATCTAAAAATAGACGCATCAACCAGGGAGTTACACCAAAAAGCCGGTGTTAACACTGACCAATTCCGAGAATACCTTGAGGTCTACCTACTTGGCCGCAGGCCTCTAACCCACAAATATTTACTAGAAGAATTTAATGAACGGTACGCCGACATTTACGCTGCACAAGAATGCAACGCTAACCAACCAATCGCAAAGGACTGCCAACATGCACGTCACGCTTGACTTTGAGACCTACTACGACTCAAAACACAACCTAACAAAACTCAACACCATGTCTTACGTAAAAGCCAAGGAGTTCCATGTACATGGCGTCGGTATAAAAATCGACGATGGAGAAACACAATGGTACAACTCAGAAGAGACCGAAGACGCGCTACGAGAAATAGACTGGAGCAACTCCACGCTCATAGCGCACAACACCCCTTTCGACGGCTACATCCTCACTCGTTATTACGGCCTTACTCCAGCTTATTATGCTGATACCAAAGCCCTAGCGAAAGCCACCTGGCCCGGTAGAGGCTCGTCATTAAAAGAAGTAGCCATGCGTATGTGGCCTGACGATGAAAAACTGAGAAAAGGCGATGCCCTTGAAAAAACCAAAGGCATACTAGACCTAAGCCCTGACCTAGAAGAAGAGCTCGGTGAGTATTGCATACAGGACGTCGAGCTGACTTATATGGTTTACAGAACGCTGTCGACGGCCGTCATAGACGACGAGCACGATTTGATTGACATGACCTGCCGTATGTTCTGCGAGCCAAAGCTGATCGCGAACCTCGAAATGCTAACCAAACACCGCGACTCAGAAATCGCACGCAGTAAAGGGCTTATTGAAGCCAGCGGGTATGACGCCAAAATACTTTCAAGTAACAAGCAATTTGCCGAATTGGTTGAATCGTTAGGCCTTACCGTACCCACTAAGACCAGCCCCACCACAGGAAAACCGATACCTGCGTTCGGCAAAGCAGACAAAGGGTATCTAGAACTAAAAAAAGCCAACCCTAACTACGACCATATATGGGCAGCACGAGGCGCAGCAAAGAGTCGCATCAGTGAGACCCGGGCACAACGCTTCATCGACGCACGTAACCCAGATGGCACCATCAGCATGCCGATCGGTTATTACAACGCCCACACGGGGAGATTCGGAGGAGCCGAAAAACTTAACGTGCAGAACATGCCGCGCAACTCACCCTTGCGCCTAGCGTTGGAAGCCCCCGAAGGGAAGCTCGTCTTTGTCGCTGACTTGTCAGCTATCGAAGCACGCGTCTTAGCCTGGCTAGCCGGTGAGCTTGAGCTGCTTGAGCAGTTCAGAGCCAACAAATGCGTCTACAGTATCTTTGCTAAAAATATTTATAACCGAACCATCAATAAGTACGACGACCCAACTGAACGATTCGTCGGTAAGGTAGCAGTGCTTGGCTTAGGTTTCGGAATGGGGCACGCTACGTTTGACCGGACGCTAGAGACCGGCGTTATGGGCCCACCGCTTAAGCTGCCAACGCACCAAGCGCAAAAGATCGTCAACACGTACCGTTCAACCTACCCTAACATACCGCTGTTATGGCGGCGCATGGAAGAAAAGCTCGCCTCTACCATGAACGCAGGTTACTTTGAGAAGTGGCGCTGCTTGACCTTTACCGATCGCAGTGTTTATCTGCCCAATAAACTCGCCCTCAAGTACCACAACTTGACCATAGACAGCATGTCCGGGCAACTGACTTACGAGGCACGTAAAAAAGAGTACACCTGGGGCGGAAGCATCGTTGAGAATATTGTGCAAGCACTAGCGCGCATTATTATCACTGACGGCATGCTCAGGATACAAAGAGACCCAACTTTAATAGGGGACATAGTATTAACCGTACACGATGAAATTATTTTTCTTGGCTCCGAGCAAGATCCTCATGCTACAATGGAAAAATTAATTTCTCACATGTGTACTCCCCCATCATGGGCTCCAGACCTACCTCTCGCTGCAGAAGGTGGGTTCGACAAAGGATATAGCAAATAATGTCACGACTAGTGCTCACACGCAAACCAGACCAAAACATAATTATCCACGATCAGAACGGCCTACTAGCAAGTATTAAGGTATCAAAGATCGACAAAAACCAAGTTCGGCTAACTTTCGAAGCTGAAAACGACGTCAAAATCGATCGCGAAGAAATATACCTAAAAAAGATCAGCTGATTTTTGCCGCCCGTGTATATTAGCCGGACTAATACTTGACCTGTAGGAGGGTTAATGGAACTCACATTTCTAGAGGCGAGTAATGGCCTCAAGTTATCTAAAAAACATTCACCGGTAGATGGGTTTACTCCCTACCCCCACGTCAAAAAAGTAAACTCGTACCACGAACAGGTATCACTAGACGAGAACGGTCTAGCTCAGTTCGAGGCTAGACTCAACGCGCACGGTAACAGCGGCCATTGCTTACTCAAAGGCCCGCTAAAGAGACCACTAAACGCTGAGAGCCGAGCAGGAAAATGCGATCGCATAGCCTACTCGAACCTGCTGGTGCTGGACATAGACGGCATCAAACTACCAGGCAACATACAGCCTGCTAAGTTCGTGGCGAATGACGTTACCAGATTAGCTGCGCAGGTGTTAGCCGAGCTGCCTGAACCGTTTCACAACGTCAGCTATATTGCTCAGGCTTCATCAAGCCTCGGGCTAAAAGCTGAAAAAGTATCGCTACATATATTTATTTTTCTGACCTACGCTATGCCTGCAAAAGCCATGAAGCTATTTTTGCAGTCTGCGAACTTCGAATCCGACTTGTTTAAGTCCCAGATCGAGCTGTCAGCCAACGGACATTCACTCAAGTATCCTGTTGATCTGAGCGTCGCTGACAACTCTAAACTCATCTTCATTGCTCCTCCTACCTTTGAAGATCCCACCGCTGACCCGTTCGCCTCTCCCTCAGAGCGGGTCACGCGGGTCGTGGGTAAATACCCAACGCTAGACCTAGCCGCGCTGATGGAAGACATCAGCCCTGAAGTCATCCACCAGCAGTCTAACGCTGTTAAGAATGAGCTACGTACTGCTAAAGGATTTAATGCTAAGAAGGCTAAGGTCACTATGGTGACGCTAGCCAACAAGACACAAGAAGTTCTACAAAACCCAGACAGGATGTCGATCACCATCGTCGACGACACCCAGCCGCCTTACATACGCTGCAACATAAACGGAGGCGACAGCAATGCTTACTTTTTTATGCTCGATGATCCGACGTATATGCACAACTTCAAAGGTGAGCCGCTGTTCTCGATCGAGAAGTCAGATCCTGATTTCTACGCAACCCTGTTTGAGAGTTACAAAGCAGAGCTTGATAAGCAAGGCCGAGCCAACCAACCTATCGTTCTTCGTGATTACTATACCGATACTTACTACAACGGCGTGTTTGACCCTAACCTCAACCAGTTTACAAAAGAGTTCCCACTACTTCCGTGCAGCTCATCCAGCACCGAAGGGTTTATGCGATCGCACGGTAGGCCTAAGCCCGATTTCATACCCGATGCAAGAGTCGTTTTTGACCCGGCATCGAACGACGCTGCAGTGAACCTGACTAACGTGCCCTACCACGTCAACATGTATCGACAAACAGACTACATGCTCAACCCTGTAGAGCCTGACGAACCGCTCACTATGGGCGACATCGATAAACTACAAGACGCCTGCCCCTTGGTGTACAAACTCACCAAGCACATTCTAGGCGGTGAGGCAGACGAAGCCGAGCGTTTTATTAACTGGCTAGCGTACATCTTTCAAACACGGCGCAAAGCAATGACCGCTTGGGTGATGCAAGGTGTGCCTGGCACAGGTAAAGGTATCTTCTACACCAAGGTACTCAGGCCTTTGTTCGGTGACGAGCACGTACCGATGCGAGCCTTACAGAACATAGAAGAACAGTTCAACTTGTACATGCGTCAAGCTATCTTCTTAGTTGTCGATGAGTTCCACATGGCCTCGGCCAACTCAGGCGCGATGAAGATTGCTGACAAACTCAAGAACGCCATCACTGAAAATACTATGACCATACGAGCGATGCGTAGCAACCAAGTTGAGATGCCTAACTTCACTAACTTTATCTTCCTCACTAACCGTGCAGATGCAGTAAAGATTGAAGAAGGCGACAGGCGCTACAACATAGCGCCCCGACAAGAAAAGAAACTCGAAGAGGTGTACCCAGAAGTCATCGCCAACATCGATGAAATAGAAAAAGAGTTGCCGAACTTAGCAGGAATACTTAGCACGTACAAAGTAGACAAACGATTAGTGCGTACACCAATCGAGAATACGGCCAAGGCTAAAATGCAGCAAGTCACTATGTCAATCATAGAGGAATTCTTCTCAGCCGTTAAGAATGGTGACTTAGATTTCTTCGTCGATTTGCTTGATATAGAGCTGACGAATGTAATGCAGGGACAAGAAATCCTCACCGCGCAACGCTTCCTCAAAGCGTGGATCGCGGATCGCAACAGTCCTTACACAATGGTTCCCCTAGAACATCTAAGAATTGTCTACATCGTGCTGACTGACGACCGCTTGTCGCAGCGCGAATTCACTAAAAAAGCAGAGCGGTGCGGACTAGAAAGAATACGCAAACGCGCTCACTTAGCTGATCGAATCTGTAGCCCAATTCGCGGTGTAGAAACCAACTGGGTCATGAACGACGAGCGGTACGAAGAAATTATCGAAAAGTATTTTGACGACAGCGATAAAAAGTTACTCGCAGCTTTGTAAGTATTAGTTATACTAATACCTTTACTATAACGAGGATTAGTAATGGTTAACTTAGTTCAAGAGAAACGTCCCGATCAAAGCAAGATAAAAGAATTCGAAAAGCCTGAGAAGATGGGGCAAGTCAGAGCCTGGTCTTACTCAGCACTCAAAGTTTACGAAGAGTGCCCATATCGAACATACATCAGTCGCGTCAAAGGTGTCAAAGAACCTAGTGGCCCAGCAGCTGATCGCGGTACGCATATCCATCAACTGGCTGAAGATTACGTAAACGGATCAATCGGTGAGTTACCTAAAGAATTAGAAAAGTTCGAAGGCCAGTTCAAAGAACTGCGAGAGCTGTACGCTGATGCGAAGGTAGAACTCGAAGGAGACTGGGGCTTTGACCTAGACTGGAAACCCGTAGGCTGGATGGAAAAAGCCACCTGGGCACGCATCAAGCTCGATGCGCTAGTCAACGAAGACGAGACATCCGCGCGCGTCATCGACTACAAAACAGGTAAGAAGTATGGCAACGAGATTGGCCATTCACAACAAGGCCTGCTCTATGCCATCGGTACTTTCTTCCGCTACCCGCACATTCAATTCGTCAACGTCGAGTTTTGGTATCTAGACCAGAACGAGACCACCGTTAAGAGCTACACCCGCGAAGAAGCGATGGTGTTCGCCCCTAACTGGCACAAGCGAGCAATCGCAATGACCACAGAAGAAGATTTCGCACCGACACCTAGCAAGAATTCCTGCCGCTGGTGCTCGTTCAGAAAAGGCGATGACCCACAGTGCGTATGGGGAGTCGATTAACTAAGGAGAGAAAAAGATGCCCGTATTTCAAGACGAAGATTTCCCCTTTGAGGAAATAAGAGATCACAACGGCGATTTCTTCGATACACGCGCCCAAGCAATGCAAGAAACCGGCTACAGCGAAGATCACATATGGTCGATTCTGCAAGAAGACGACGAAAACAATTGGTATTTTACATACGGGCCATCACGCCACTACGTCAACTTACTTGGTTACATAGCAACTAAGGAAAAACACGACGGCAACACTTACTACACGGAAATTGAAGTTAAGGAGCCTTGATTATGTACCCACCCTATATATGTGAAGAATGCAAGCAGCCCTGCACAGGATCAAATACCGACCTAGGGATTGGCCCTACCGAGTTCTGGGGTAGCGTCGCTAACGACGTCTTAATTAAGTACGTATCGGACTGCTGCGAAGCGACCATGTTCGAAGACGTCGAGATCAATGAGGACGGCGACACAATCTTATATAACGAAGTTCACGCTTCGCCCTACTACGGAGATCACGCGCCATGACCAACCTCATTGTTTATTTTGCTTTAGCCATTGTATTCGCTCTAGTGCTAGCGATATTAGCTCAGGCATTCACCATCGGTTTTTATGTCGCCGCAGCAATCGCAGTTGTTGCTCTCTTGTTCTACTACACCATCGGTACATTTCTATGATCAAAGCACTGTTCGACCTGTTTACTTACTTTGAACTTGCACTTTTTGCTATAGCCACAATAGGAGTTATTTATGATTACTGCAGGAATACTTTCAGCCCTCGGCCTTCTGTTTCTTATATTTAAATTCGGTATACGTAAAGTTATTACCTACGACATACCCATCGACATAGCTGTTACTGGGTTTCTCATGTACGCCCTGGCAGGTACATATGCAGGCATGATGGCAGCCATTGTCGGCGGCCTTATTGTTTCTATCGTCTTATTCCTCCTTAAGAAAACCATACACAGCGAGCAGTTCAAGCTCGTCAAAACCAAAGCCTTCCCCTACCGCAAAGGTATGTGGGTACTTGTACCACCAGAGAGGCTTCTATGAAATCTTACATTCACGTCAACCAACACAAGATCAAAGCAAACCTAAAGAACGGAACGGACGAGCCGGTCATCACAGTAAAAGCGGGTAAAACCAACACTTACGCGCACGATGTCATTATTGATGGCCCGTGCAGAGTGCGTTATTCAGAGACCGATAAACCCATTTTATCGTGCGGGGCTCGCGTCGTTATTGAAACCACATCAAAAGTAACAGCTCTTACGAGGACAACATGACCGCAGATAAAAAAGAAGTTAACCGCCCTTCTCACTACGCGCTAGATAACATCGAATGCATCGACGCAATGGTAGAAGTGTTCGGTGAAGAAGCTGTAAAAAAATACGCTGAAGTAGCTGCATTTAAATACACATGGAGGATGAACAAGAAGCACGCATCGAGCGACATCGACAAAGAAAAAGCTATCTGGTACTTACAATATTCAATGGGTAAAGACCCAAGGAGACAAGAATGAAAAAACATTTCGTCACTGCTCAGATCATTGAGACATACCAATATCAGATTGAAACAGACCGGCCAGACGAGGAAGCCGTCAACGAAGCGGCTAAACAGTTTGGCAGAGAGCCACGAGAGCCAACCGATACATCGTTTCACATCTACGACATTCAGCCCGCCTGATGGAAATGTTCTATGGCGACATCAAGTACACGCTGAAGACTGACCCACCCGAGGCGATGTATTGGTTCACTCACCAACTCAAAAAATCAGAAATTAAACTGCTAACCCGTATGGATCGAACCACCGGAGCGCGTATTCGACAGGAGATACTCGATGACATTAACAGCAAGGAAGATCCAAGACGCAAGAAGCAGGTACAAAAAAAGTCTCAAGCCCGCATCCCTCAACATGTTGAAAAGCGGAAGCCAAAACAAAAAGCTAGGAAACAAAGTAAGCGTTAAGAAGTGGAAGGGTATGCCCATGTTCTCGCTGACTCTAGAAGAGCGGGCAACGTGCCCTACTTCTTGTGACCAGTGGGATGTGTGTTACGGCAACAACATGCCATTCGCCCACCGCTTTGATCACACTGACCCTAACTTCCAGCCAATGTTAACCCACCAGCTCAGTGGTCTTGCACTTAAGTATCCAAAAGGATTCGTTGTTCGGTTGCATGTACTCGGTGATTTCTACGAGGAGAAATACGTAACCTTCTGGAAAAAGATGTTAATGCAGTTCCCTAACCTCAATGCTTTTGGGTATACGCACCACCCGGTTCAATCGCGTATTGGTAAATTAGTTAACAAACTCAACACGTCGTACAAAGAGCGCTGGCGAATACGTTTCTCCGACGATACGTCAGGTGCTACTAACTACATCGCGCTGGTTACCGATGAACACGGAGCGCGAACCTCGAACCACGTTACGTGTCCCGAGCAGCTGGGTAAAACACCGAGCTGTACCGACTGTGGCATCTGCTGGGCTAGCGAAGAGCCAGTAATTTTTATTGAACATTAGTATTAGTCCTGCTAATATTCTAAACCAATCAACGAGTGATGATATGTTTAAACCGTTTAAACATCAGAGTACAACAACACGTTTTATTCTTAGTAAGGATCGCTGTTTAATCACAAGCGACCCTGGAACAGGTAAGACGCGCAGTGTTATCGATGCTTACGCCGATAACCACAAGCGCAACAAAGGTGGCCGAATGCTCGTGCTTGCCCCGCTCTCGATTCTCGAAGCCAGCTGGGGCGATGACCTTAATAAGTTCCAACCTGACATCACTTACGCCGTTGCGTATGCCAAGAATCGTAAAGCGGCTTTCCAGAGTGATGCTAGCATCGTTATCACTAACCACGATGCCGTTAAGTGGATTCTCAAAAACACAGAGCTGCTCACTGGTTTTGAAACGTTATGTATCGACGAGTTCACCGCGTTCAAAAACAAAGACTCACAGCGTAGTAAAGCCGCATTACAAATAGCGCAAGAGTTCAAGTACCGCATAGCCATGTCAGGTACACCCAACAGCAACACTATTACGGACATCTGGCACCCAACCTTAATAGTTGACGATGGCGAGAGACTAGGCAGACGTTTCTATTCATTCCGCGCGTCGGTGTGCTCGCCTAAATTCAACGGCTTTGCTAACGAGTGGAAAGACAAAGACGATGCAGAGGCTATTGTTGCAGCGGCCATCAGCGACATCAACGTGCGCTTCATGCTCGAAGACTGCCTCGACATGCCAGAGCAAACCTACCAGACCAGCTTGGTCACACTGCCGCCTAAGATCATGGCAGCCTACAAAACCCTAGCTAATGACTCCGTACTAGAAACCGACGGTCAAACCATCAACGCGATCCACGCAGGCGCAAAAGTTAAGAAACTACTGCAGCTATGCACGGGCAGTGTGTATACCGAAGATGGCGAAGTGCAGTCAGTACACGACGAGCGTTACAACTTAGTGATGCAGCTTATTCTCGAACGCAAACATTCACTTGTTGCGTTCAACTGGAAGCACGAACAACGTCACTTAGCTGATCTGGCAACCAAGCTCAAGATCAAACACGCGACCATCGATGGCAGCACGCCTGCACATAAACGCAAAGACATCGTCGACCGGATGCAAGCCGGGCAGTTACAAGTTGTGTTCTGTCACCCGCAATCAGCAGGTCACGGCCTCACGATGACAAAAGCGACCAGCGTTATCTGGGCCTCGCCTACTTACAACGCTGAGCATTATCAACAGTTCAACCGCCGCATCTATCGCGCAGGGCAAACGCAACGCACGGAAGTTATCCATATCGCAGCTCGCGATACTTGGGAGCCTGACGTCTACGAAAAACTACGAAGTAAAGTCGAACGCATGGACAACTTACTAGGGATTTTAAAAACGCTCAACGACACGAGGAAAGCCGCATGAATATCAACGAACTAATTGAAGCCAGGGCAGAAATAAAGGACGCCTTAACAGTTGTCAACGCTGAGCTTAAAGAGCTTAACAAGAAGCGAGTCGATCTGGATTACCGGCTCATCGAAGAATTAGACAAGCAGGGTCTGTCGCGTACAGCTAACGACAGTGCCAGCGTGTCTATTAACCAAGACACTGTACCTGAAGTCGATGACTGGGACGTTCTGTACCAGCACATCATCGATACACAGGATTTCAGTCTCTTACAAAGACGTGTTTCGTCGACGGCATACAAGGAACTGCTCAAGCTAGAACAACCAGTTCCTGGTCTGTCGCCACGCGAAGTGCGCAGGGTCAATTTCCGATCCTTATAAACCAACCACTAAACTAACCAGCAGCGGAGTAAATACTCAATGGCTAAATCAAACACAGCAGTTTCAATCCAACTAACAGCAGACAGCGCAAACGATGCTCTTCCAGCCCACTTGCAAGCCGTAGAAGGCGCAGGTCGTGGTAACGAGAATGTCGGCAACGCGGTCACCATCCCTCGCCTTAAATTGTTGCAGAAGATGAACAACGAAGTCGACAAGCACCACGGCGATTATATCGACGGTTGCGACGTCGGTGACTTCATCAACAACTTAACCAAGCAGAACTACGGCGGCTTCGTCTACGCCCTGTCTCTCCACTTCAATAATGAGTACGCCGTTTGGCGCGACATTAAGAAAGGTGGTGGTTACGGCGGTACGTTCAGTAACTTAGCCGACGCTAACGAGTACATCAGCAAACAAGAATTACCCGACGAATGGTCGGCTGATGAGACGCATGGTCACGTTCTTTTGCTCAAAGACCCAACCACTGGCGAACTGTCTAAGACGCCAATCGTTATGGACTTTGCCAAGAGTAAGCTGCGCGTGTCCAAAGCCTGGAACTCTCAGATCGCTATGAAAGGTGGCGATCGTTTTGCAGGCCTGTGGAAAATCGCAGGCGTGTCGACTGAGAACAAGTCGGGCCAGACCTTTATGAACGCAGATGTATCATGGGTCGGCTGGGCTGTCGAGCAGGACTACAAGCAAGCCGAGGCAATGTACGAGCAGTTTGCCTAGGTAATATCGGGGGGTTCGCCCCCCTTTATTTTATATGACTGAGCACTCTTTCATCAGGTCTGTCCATAAAAAGCTACACCCTGATGTGTACCGCTGGAAGATTCACGACACCTATACCGGAGGTGTGCCCGACAGTTACTATATGGGGCCAGCTGGAGCTTTGTTCGTAGAATATAAATTCATTAAGACTTTGCCCAAAAGAGAGTCGACTGTCCTCCGCACTTGTCTCTCTCCTTTGCAAATCGCATGGCTCAACCGAGCTAAAGAAAGCACCCCAGATGTCGCATTAGTAATAGGAAATGCGCAGAGAGGCGTGATAATATGCGATGACTTTGGGGTTCCGATCACCAAAGCCTACTTCAACGAGCACAGCCTACCAGTAAAGGACATTGCAGGCTGGATCTCACGGACTGCCCTCGGAGGGGATAATGAACAAAGCACACCAAAAGGAAGTCGCGAATAATCTCAGACGGATTTGGGAGAGAAAAAAATCAGAGATGAAGTTTACTCAAGTCAAAGCTGCTAAACAGTTAGGCTGGACACAAGGTGCCATCTCTCAATACCTAAATAATCTCACTGAGATGGGGCCTCAAGCGGTCATTAAAATGGCTAACTTCCTTGACGTTTCTCCTGTCGAAATCGATCCGACAATAATTGCGCAGTTGCCAAATATTAAACAGATAGAAACGCACTACCAATTGTCGGATGCGGCAAAAAAGAAAACTACGGCCTCTCACTACACCTCAGAATCCGAGCATTCATTTTTAATCGAAGTCGATGTCCCTTCTTTCAAAGCGTTTGGTAGAAAGTTCGATGTCGTTCACGGATCTCACCTAGAAGTTATCGAGATGAAGTATCTCGACGGTGCTATTAAACCGAAAGTCTTTGTCGTAAAAGAACGCGGCGTTAAAACCTTTAACATCTACGGGTGCGATACACTCCCTCCATCTAGTAAAGTGCTAAAGAAGTTTGCTCTCCTAGCCATCCGTTTCTATTAACGCACTCTTTTAGTACAACTGTTGCAAAAAGAGTGCGTTAATTTTTTAAAAAACGCGAGTATGAGGTTCTCAAACAACTTGTTTTTGGTTAAACTAACCACAGTAAATTAGCACCGCTAATATAAAAACCAATGGAAGTGATAAGTGAAAGACCTACTAATAAAAGAATATGGGGTATTTATGGATTTAGCGGAGCCTTGCCAGCCTCTTACGTTTAAAATACAGTCACTCTACAATCAAATCCACAAGGGTAAACTCGATATACCGCACATTAAACGCGGTAAGAAGTATCTATTCCCCACCGAAGCTGTCGCCGACTATTTATCAAGTCAGTTGACTCTCTCGTAGTTCTCTAACAGTTCGCCTGGTTTAAGTTGCGTGTAGCGTTTAAGCTGGGCCCAATCTCTGTGCCCACTGACTGCCGCCACCTGCGGAATAGTCCAGCCTCTTTCGAATAAACGTGAGACGCCTTCATGGCGTAAGTCGTGAAAACGCAAGTCTTCGATCCCTGCATCGTTTTTTATTCGGGTAAACGCAGCGGTAATAGCCTTAGCTGTTTTAACAGGGAACACGGTGTCCTCATACTTGGAGTATTGTCTCGCCGTTAACAAAGCTGAGCGAGCAGGAGAAAACATAGGTATGGTTTGGTCGTTACCTATTTTCTCGGTGGGGTGTTTTCGGTCGCGAATGAAGATTGTGCCAGCCTCGAAGTCTAGATCAGACCATCGCAGACCGTGTATTTCCCCACGCCGCATAGCGGTGTGAACGGCGACCTCAATCACAGGCACCATCCAGCGACTAGCACGGTGTGAAGCGGCGCTAATTAGGCGCTCGAACTCTCCCTTGTTAAGCCTGCGTTCAAGCTGACGCCCTCCCCCCGTCATGCCGATCTGCGCCATTGCGCGTGTCGCTTCTCTAACAGGATTACCTTTAATAGGTAAGTCAAACATAGTCACGCCGAAGTCGACGGCCTGAGCAAAATACGACAACTCTTTTTGCAGCGTTGCACGCGCCACGTTTTGTCGACGTTTAGCACCGAAATCCATCACGAGTTTAGGCGTCACTTCAGCCAGTGAGCAACTTCCAAAATGCAGCTTGAGGAACTCGATCGATGAAAGTTTGCTTTTACAAAAAGGTTTGATCGGGTGGACGTAAGCCTGCCACTGGTCAAACATCTGCGCGACAGTAATCGTTGCCGCCTCTTCGTCGGCAAGCCACGCGCCTGAATCCATCGCGTCTTCAGTTTTGTTGGCCCACGCGCGCGCGGCTGTCTTAGTTTTAAATGTTTTCGAAACGGTGGGGAATCCGTGCTTACGGATTCGGGCGAGTGTGCCCGTGGGTCGATTGACGAAGGTGGCCATCTTTGCAACTCCTGTGCGGATATTAGTGACGCTAATAAGCGAATTATGTCACTGTCACAAAATTGGCACAAGGAAAGATTGAAGGCTAAAAAATTAAGTAAGAACAAGCACTTAAAGAGATGGCGTCCCCTAGGGGGTTGCGATAGCTGGGATCTTACTTTTAGCTACTTTTCTCTTTAAATACTTAGACTTACCTAACTTAAGTGGAGGTAAATTATAGTACGATAATTACTCATATTTACTATTAAATACCCACTTTTACTCTTCAATTGTCACAATGTGACAGTAACTAGCGCAGCTTACCACGGTTTAATTTGCGTGTTGTCACTTTTAAATTGCTCGCTTTGTTGTTGCGAGTGTTGTGATCCTTGTGGTGGACATCTTTCTTATCGCCTTTCTTTACTTTACCCGCTGCTGCCATCTTCGCACGCGCAGTGTTGCGCCCCGCGCGACGCTTCTTCTGCGTTGGCGAGGCATGATCGCGCGCGTACTCTTTGGCGTAGTTCCGTTTGCGTTTAGGCTTGCTGGTCTTAGTAGCCATTAATAAGACTTCTTAGTCTTGCGGGCTTTCTTAGTCCCAGACTTCACAGGTGATTTAGTGCCCGGTTTAGCGTTGATACATTTTTTACCTTTGTGCATGGTGTTCTCCTCGGTTAAATAGACCCTTTTTGACTCTACAAATAAAACGCATGTAATCGAAAACTTGTGATCGTTGGTTAAATGGTTTTCTATTAGAGGTTACGTGAAAACCGCTTTTTTCTAACATCCTACCGAAAGGCGTTGCTTTATTGTGCTCACAAACAGCTTCTACAACAAAAACACCGTTAGGCGCGAGTCGCTTAGTAATCAACTCCATAAACTCTTTTGTATACATATCTGCATTACTTTCAAGGCAATACCGATAGCCGATGTCATACCCAGGGAAATCTAACTGCATTAGTATGTAATCGTAGCTACCCTTACTAGACTTTATGTAGTCTTTAAAATCTCCATGGACGATCTCGAAGCCAACTTCTGAGTTTTCAGCTTTATAAAAGTTAATAGCGTCACTCAGTATTTCAACAGTCGTTACATCGCCATATTTACTTGCCGCTTCGCTAGTAAACCCAAGACCTAACCCGCCCACTAAAATCTTATTATTAAAGCCTTTAATATCGACAGCTTCTACTAAAGGGCAGCCGTGGTTTGGGTAGCAAGAGAGTATAGGTTCGTCACCCTGAAACCATACTACCTCCCCATTTATTACTTCTATACGCGCCCGGTACTCACTAAAAGAAGTATCAAGAAGCGTTGTCCGGCCTGTATCAATTACAGCTTGATAGGTACTGTTTTTCATTTTTTAAAGTCCTTTAAAACGCTAGATGTGTCTAGTACCTTAGCCACTGTAGAACCTAGTAGCTGTAGAGCGTTATTATGTAAGTCGCTACACGACGCAGTAGCGTCACTAACAACTACAACATCGTAACCGTAAGACATAGCCGAAAAAGCAGTGGCAGTAACGCAATGATCAGTCCACATCCCGACAATAACTACTGTGTCTATTGAGCAAGCAGATAGTCGCTCGTCAAGGTTAAAAGAGCGGAACATATCTAAACTTCTACTTACATGTAACCGTTTTTCTGATGCTTCATCCTCCGTAGGAGAGAGCTCAGGCAATACCTGCTCACCATCGGCGTCTGTATACAAAACTTCTTTAAACCTAGCCCCATAAAACCTATCTAAAGAACCAAACTGACCGTCATCTTCGCGGCACACGAATACGCTCCAAAATATCTCAGCGCCTACGCCCCTAAACTCGTTTAAAAGCCGTTTCACATTATTTACAATACTACTCGTAGGGGATAAATAAGAGACCTGACAGTCATCAATCAATAAAGCCATTTTCCGAGGCCTATCTGATAACTCCCAATCGGCCTCTAGCAAACTAAATATCCCAAAGGTCTGCGTCGAACATATAAGCAAAATCTTCTACGGGGAGCGTTGCTTTTAAGCTGGCGGCGTAAGCATGTAAATTAAGTGAGCGCGAACCGCGAGCCACGAGCGTTGCATCGTACATCTCTTGCAGCTGCGTTTTAGTTAACGTCACAACGCTGTTATCTGACAGCGTCCAATCCAACGTTGTAATATTTAACGAATCCCACAACAGCAGCGCGTTACTCATTCGAGAATCTGCTTTTTCATCGCAGTCGAGGGTGAATGTACCCAAAGAAATAGTCACCTCAACGGGGGCTACTTCTCTAGCGTCGCGTATTACGTTAATCGCGGTTCGCTGTTCAGCTACTTTGTTCGCGCTTAGGGTTAGCTTCATACGGCGGTCACCTCAACGCTAGTGTCCAAATAGAGTGGATGTGAAAATACTAAAGTGTATTTTCCAGCTAGATCGGTAGAAAACTTTGCGCTAGATCCTTCTACAATTTCAGTTTGTCCCTCTACTGTAAAGACAGTTCCTTCGGGCAAACCAAAAATAGTTGCTTCGTCTAAATTGTTAGCTGCAATAGCAGGCGGGTCTACAGAAAGCGGCATAGAAGGCTTTAATTCAGCCGCTGTGCCAGCTTCATTTAGTCTGTACCTAGAGTCCCATTTACCATTGACAGTAACCCTATCACCGTCCGCTTGGTTTATTGGTAATGAAGCGTCGCCTTGGGTCGTCCACAAAAACAAGCGACTGTTAGAAAAAACGCTCATGTTTTTAGGCATTATTTTTTACCCCCCATAAGAAGAACCCTACCTTCCCGCCAAGTCCTATCGACGTCGATGGAGCCGCCATAGGCCCCCGAGTTGACCTGCCAACCTGTGACATATATGGAGCTTACAGTCCTAAAACGCACAGCACCTCGGTTTACGGTATCGGCTAAAGAAAAAGCGACCCACCTATCCGCATTTGTATTGTGCGGGTTAGAGGCAGTGGCGTAAGTACCGCCGAAATAACCCGGTAGCGCGTTAAACAAATCAATAGATGTTCTTAAAGTCCAAGTACCAGCGTAAAAGTCTTCGACTAAAATTTGGATGCGGAAGTCGCCCCAGCTAGAGCCGCTAGTAGCGCCTTTCGGCCCTGCATTTGTATTATAATGGTGGAAAGAATAGTCCCAGCTAGCGTATATAAGGATAGAAGTGCTAGTCATAGTGTTAGAAAAGTCAAGCGTCTCAGTCGATCCTAAAACGTCCAACTCTCTCCAACTGCCAGCATTCAGATTAGCAGAGCTGCCAGAGCTGCCAGCATACTCAATAAGTCGAGGTACAAAAATTGAATTATCTGCAATATGCAGCGTATCAACCGATAGGTCTTGTATATAAGTTCCGATGTTCTGCGGAGTTATCGCGACCTGGTTGTTGTTCATGATCGACTGGAGGTCTGGTTGCGTGCCGTCGGTTATATAAATCGACGGTCGAACAATAAAATAGCCCCTGTCGGTCGGGGCATTGATAATGGTCTGTTGGGTGCTGGCACCATAAGAAGTGCTTGTGGTGTAAAACCCAAGCCGCCAGTAGTTATCATTTTTTGTGTAGCTATCGACCCACTTCCACTCGGTAGACGAAGTTTGGCCTGGTACTTTAGCGCCTGTTTCAAGGTCATAAACACCGCTTATCCCAGACGGTTCCCCCGCATAGTTGTGAGGATGAACTACGCCTACAACTAAGTACCAGTCATTGGTATCTGGAAAATCATTTATGCCGAAGTTTGGGGTGAAGTAAGGGTTCTGAGGGTTACCATCGTTGTCATCAGTATTGTAATCAACACGTATAACTCGGTTAGCACCCTCAGCAGTTGTTGTCAACCCGCTATAAAAACCCGCCTTAAGCTTATCAGAGGCCGAATTATCATTACTCCTGCGTTTTACAAAGCACGTAAACCAGTAGGTAGAATTTTTGTTGTTCGAAAAGTAATACGCGGCTCTGGCCTGCCAGCCTATTGGTTGCGTTGTGCCTCTACCACTAAGCCTCAAAAAGAAATTAGACGAGTCCCCGAAAGGCCCGCCATTAATCGGTGGTTCGATAATAGAAGCGGTTTCTTGCCAATTAATCTGTCTTTTCCAATCTCCCAGAACCAATGGCATAGGAGCATCTGCCACCCAATCGACGTCCGTGCCTATGATTGTTGACTGATTAACGCCGACCTGACCCTGCGGGGCAAACGCTATATTAGTAAATACTTTAACACCTTGGATCGAAGCGCCCGATGAGTTTTGTTGTAAAGTCGAGTCGAAATGAAATGTTCTATCCGTGTTAGCGGCTACAGTGCGTTTAACAACGCCGTTATGGAGGTAGCGAACTTTATCGTTGTCGTAGGTAATAGAGAATATATCACCGACAGCATAAGTATTAGGCTGCCCGCTATCGAGCGCCTTACCAACGTTGCTTTCGTAGGCTTGTATGACTCCGTTTTTAGATAACCACCAAGCGTAATCCAACGTACTGAAGTATGAGCTAGAAGAAGGATTGTCATTCAACGCAACCATGTAAGATACGTCATTAGTCAGTGTTTTGAACGTTAAAAAACAACCGCTCGTGTACGCGTTGTTTGTGTAGATACTCGCATCATAATTAGCGGATGTAGTTGTTTTGCTAACCGCCCCTGTTGCATCTATCTCAGTGTTGGTAAAACCAAAATCCAACCCACCGCCTAATGCACCATCTGCACCGTTGGTTCCATCTTCACCGTCAGTTCCATCTTCGCCGTTAGCTCCATCGGTTCCTTCAAATTTAACGTAAGTTAAACCGTTAGGAGCACCCGTAGGCACGCTGCCTGTCCATTCGTAAAAATTAACAAATGTTCGAGCGCCTTGCACAAGGCTTTTACCAGAACCGGTTGCATTATTTGCATAAATTGGTATTACACCTGAGTTTGTTGGCGTAGATCCATCTTCTCCTATAAATCTTACAAAGCCAGTGGCAGGTATATCGTCTAGTGATGGAGCAGCGCCAGTGTATTCATGATACTTAACAAATTGTCGCGTGCCTTGTGTAAAACTTTTATCAGTTCCGGATGAATAACTAGCATAAACAACTTTTACGCCTGCGCTTGTAGCGCTTGTACCGGGCTGACCGGGCTGACCGGGCTGACCGTTTGTACCGTCTTGCCCGTCGGTAATAGTTATAGAGCCATTAGTGTCGTTAAACGTAACGGTCGTTACCCCGGTCGTTGCGTCATAACTAGTGCCGTTGATAGACACGCTGCTGCCGGGAGAACCTTGAGCGCCCTCTTTTGACTTAGTAAGTGTCTGAGTTCTTGTAACCTCAAACGCTACGCCTGATGCTCTTTTGCCTGTGATAGTGTAGTTAACCGTAGCGACATCTGCGGTCATATTGCTGTGGTTACCAATAACTACAGAATAATCTACGTTCCCTTGGCCAGTTTGTGTGCCTGCAGTTATACCAGTTGCGGTTTTCGCTACTGTCCAACCGCTAGCGTTTGTCCCTGTTCCATCGTAATCGAGTTCGTTAACGCCTTCATACACTCGAATAACTGTGCCCGAACCTGCGTAACTACTTACGACTCCCGCGTTACTGGCGGGAACTGTATGAGCTTCGTTACTTAAAACAACTGTTAACGCAGCTTCGGCCTCTTTAATAACTTCTAAGTTTTTAATTAGTAAGGGCCGAAAACCTAACCCATCCCAATTTAGGAATTGAATCCCCGCGTTTACAGCATTTGCAGGGACAACATAGATGTATTCCTCAGTAGCCCATGTGTCAGGTACGCCTCGATTAGAGAACACTGATACGTAGCCCGGTACGCCAGCTCCGTTATACCCTACATCTTTTACGTCAGCGGCTTGAGACTCCGTAGACCTTGTTTCTATGTACAGTTTACCAGCAGGTAAAAGCTCATCATCTTGTATTATTCGAACATACAGCCCGCTGCTAGTACTAACGGTAGTTTTGTAACTGAATTTTATTTTATAGGTTTCGTTTGCTTGCACTGCAAAAGGTGGAAAAACGACTCCGAAGTTTGAATCGCTATCGCTTTGTAAGGAAAGGGCGTTTTCTGAAGCGTCGTAAGATATATCTGCGCGTGTAGCGCCCCTACTACCTTGAGCACGATCTACTAACTGCGCGGCACTTGTTCCATCAGCGCCAGCGGAGCCGTCTTCGCCCGGCTTAATACCAAATATGGTAAACGTATCAGACGCCAGGATTGGGTTCGTCGTCGACCCCTCTCTTAAGTCGACAGTAATGACACTAGGTAGGCTAGAGTAATTGTTAGGGGGCGTGTATGAATACGTAGCACTAGTAGTTACACCAGAGCTTACACCGTTTAACTTAAACTCGTAATAGGATGTCCCTGTTGTATTTAGTGCCGTGGCGGTTACCGTAAACGAATTGGATGGGTTAGGCGTGACCCCAGCGGCTGTGTATGTAACCGCTTGCGTAGGCGCGCTTAGGGAAACACTTCTAGCAGCTGTGCCTGCCTCACCTTGCTCGCCGCGCTCACTGAAAATACTCCAATAGCCAGTAGATGCCGTAGTCCCGCTAGGCGCGTTACCACTGCCACCTTGTATGCAGATGTAAACTTGCCCTGAGTAGACAACCATGTCGTTAATCGCATAGGTTGTCGAAGAATTGTAAGCCCCTCTAAACACATTTCGTGTGGCATCGTCAGCCGGTCGACCAGTCCCGCTGACATCAGACCACTTTTGGCTGCCGTTTCGTATCTGAGCCTCAGTTGTGTCACTAGCTAGTATTACATTTCCTTCGGCGTCCCATATATTAATACCTCCTGCTTCTATAGTGTCGTTGGCCTTACTTATCCTCCAGCCTGATTTTGTAACGTCGTTCCAATTCTCGGATTGGATAGTGTGGCCGATCTTCGCGCTGTTAATAGACGCGTCTGCTATCTGTGCAGAGTCAATCGCGGCGTTACCGATCTTCGCGCCTGTAATGGAAGCGTTTTTTATAAACCCGTCGGCCATGTATACGCCTGCAGGGACACTCACCACTCCGGTACTGTTACCAAACTCGTCTTGTTCGTATACATCAGATGTGACGACACTAAAAAATGTTTCAGCATTATTTAGGTCTGATGCATTTGGCGCTATAACCTGAAATTTATCCGCGTTAATAATAAACTCAGTAGTGTTGTCCCCGGCTGTATTTGTTAGTGATGACAGTCCGAACCCAGAAACAGCCCCGTTACTGTCAATTTTTAAGGTGTATTGCGCGTTAAGACCGTCTGCTGATGCTGTAGATGAAAGCAGTTGTTCGATCGTAGAGCCGCTCCCACCCAACATTGCCGACACTTGCTTTATTGCGCGCGCATTGACTGAGTCGCTCGCCGCGCTTATGTCGTTAAGGGATTTTATGTCGCCTTGCACACGAGACGTTTCTAATGCCGAACGCGCGGAACCGATGTCTTCCCAGTAATCACTATCACTAAGTGACTTGGCTGAATGTGCAGCTACGCATTTACGTGCGCGTGATGAGTAGTCCCAAGACCGGCCCGTTGCACCCGATGCGAGGTTCTCGGTTATTTTTATGTTTCTTAAGTAGAGGCTATTGCTAGCGTTACCCGACCAATTTAAAACGCTTAACGAGTATAACCAGTCCTCTTTTCCAGACGAAGGAGTGACTGTAAAACTACAGTTAGTCCAGGCTGCAAAGATCTCCTCATCTTCGACTGTACCAGTAGCGGACGCATACGACAGCCCTGTAATAGGGAGAGTATCGCTAGAGACCGCTTGGTAAACCAACGTGTTGTCGGCATCAAGTGAGTATGACACGTAAGCGTGATTACCTACATTGGCTCGGCTACCTCCATACACTCTTGCGAACAGGCCTCCACTTTTATCTTCATCTCCTCGTACATCAAATGATATGGTGAAACTATCCGCGTCGCCGATGTCGAACGCGTCGAAGGTTATACCCGTCGCCACATCGCCGCCAGGTAGTTTAGGTATCTCAATAGCGCGTTGGGTTGGGTCGTAGATTATGTCTAGAGCGGCGGGTATATTCGCACCATATGACCACACCGCGCTGTTGTTTAGACCAGATATAACAACGTCGCCTACAGCATAAGATGTGGAAATACTTTCGTGCGCCCATTGTGGCGCATCAATGGCGTCAACGATCGCCTGCAGTTCAAACATACGCAGCGCAGTCGCTGACGTGCTGTCGGCTGACACGTTGTTCAGCTCGTTGATCGCGCCTGTGTTAGTTCCGGTTGTGGCTATAACAGACGTAAGGGCGAGAGCATTCGCAGAGGTTGAACCCGAGGTGACGGTGTTCAACTGTGTTATAGCTGCTTCGTTAGCTGCAACAACTTCTGCCAAGCTGCTATATGCGCCTAAATCCTGCCATTTCGTGTCATCCGTGTCGGGCTGCACATTAGTGCTAGACGCTAGCGCCTTATACAGATTGCCGCTATACACGGCGAGATCGTTGTTACTGTATGCTATCGTACTGTCCCAGTCTGCTACAGCGGACAGAGTGTTGATCTGATCCTGTAGGCCAGTCACCGCGCCGGTGCGTGCAGTCGCTTCGGCCGCTATACGCTGTGCGACTGAGCCGTTAACACTGCCGCTAGCATCAATTAGATCGATTCTACTTGTAAGCGAGGCGGCAAGCTCACTTTCCCTAAGCGCGCCGTTGAGTCTGCTTAGAAGAACTGATACATCCGTTGGAGTCGTGCCGACTGTCCCGGCAGCTGCGTTCCATTGACCAACATTACCTGTGTTAGAAACGTGGCGTATCCAATAGTAGAAAGTCTGGCCGCCGCCGACAGGGTCAACATAGGCCGCGCCAACAGCGTACGTGAGGAATTCTGCGTCCCCTAAGACGTCCGCCGTGTGTCGGTAAATCTCAGTAAACAAGTGGCCGAGGTACGTCGGTGAGTCCCACGTAAGGTAAAGCTGCGAATACAGTGGTGCTACATTAAGTCCTGCTGCTTGAGTTGGCCTTATAGGTAGCTCGGGAGCCGTTGTCGGGCCCATGCCGACAGTCCGCCCATTAATAATGTTCGTGTTGAACGCGCCGCTGTTCGCCTCTAATACAATTCCGCCTTCTATCAGCTCGCGCAGTGTAACTGCCCTATCCCGAGCGTCGCCTTTTCTGCCCAGGCGAATGTCTACCGCATCGTTTAAGTTGCGCAGGTATGTAGCCAGCTCAGGTGAGATACCTGCTTGCGGTACTGACGGGAGAGCAGGTACTTTAGTAGGCTGATTAGTCTTTACGGTCATACTGCTTTAATCTCTTCTATCGACTGGGCTAAACAGTATTCGTGTATCGTTCCATCGCCACTGACTTCCACCTCCCATGACTGGCCCAACCCTGCGGGCAATCTCATAATTGGCTCTTGTAAAACAGTGTCGTTCGCCCCTGCGTCAGCAGAAAAAATAAGATCCGTGTTTGGTTTAGTCAGCTGGTAGTTAGCCACCTGTACAGAGTCCCTCCAAACTTTTACATACACTGGGTACGTGTCGGTCACCACGCTCACCCACCCCATTGGCACCGGTGTAGATGTAACGTACTCCATACTTTTATATTTAGCTGTCCTGTTAGTGCTATGACCTCTGTATTTATTGATTGACGGGGTTGAGGTATTGAACAGTAGGTACAACTCGTTATCGCGTGGGTCAACATAACCGCTAATAACTTCGTCCGTGGTCGTAAAAGTAGAGAGTGAAGCAGAGTCGCCGCGTGGATCGAACACCCAGCCTTTGTGAGAACCCGCGTCGGAATAAAACGCGACGTAAGTACCCTCGTAGCGGAAGGCTTTAATAGTCGTAGGGAAAAAGTCAGCGTTCCACTGTGAAGGTGAAATCTGCCCTTTTGTTAACAGCTTGCCTTCGTTACCTTCAACTGCGCACAAACCGTCGGGGCCTGCGTAGATAACGTAATCTCCCATGTCAACAACAGAATCTTTGTTGATGCAGGCTTGCGCAAAATCAACAGTGATGCTGGTTATTGCTGAAGGCTCAGTGCCTGTGACAAATATTGGCTTGCCATCAGTAAGCGCGACGACGCCTCCGCGCGTTGAGGCGATAGCTATTATGTCCCTGTCGAGTGTTATGCGGTATTGGACAGGCCACGCATGCGGCAGGTAAGGCTCGGAAATACAGAACCGTTTTCCCGTGAATCCACAGAACGCACCCGCAGCTAACGGTATCATTGATTGGAGCGGCCCCGAAGGGTAAAGAGTTGTGTCATCGTCTGGCGGGCCTATCCAAGTCTCGCTCGGTAAGAGTTCACCTAAGCCCGTAGATATGACATCGTCGTCAAAATAAGTAGCAGGCCAGTTTACCGGCCCCGCGAACTGGAAAGCAGTCGCTGTTGTACCAGTGTTAGACCGGTATATGCGTATCTGTGCTTGCCCGCTCGTTATACGGTAGTTTTTGCCGGTTATTGAGTTAGCGGTTATAGAAGCGATTGGGATTGTTACCCGTACCGTTTCCGTATCTGTTTTTTGTATCGGGGAGCTAGCCGGGCTAGGCGCGCCCTCCTGACCATTGTCATCGACAAGGGTGTAAACGTAAGAAACGTCATCAGGTGTTTGGTCTGCGTTTGGGCTGCCTGATATTACTTGGGTAGTCGGGATTACGTCAGGTTGTGGTACGCCGAGCCTGTAAGATGCGTCCGGTGCCGTTTGACCCGCGCTGATAGCTAGCGAGTAGTCTGTCCACTTTGGGTACGCGGCATCGGAGTAGTAAACCCGTCTAAGTGTCTCATCAGCAAGCGGTGCCGGATTAACCATTACGTTAGCGTCGCTAAACTCAAACCAAAAATCTTGATTTACACTGTCAGGGGCCTCATAGAGGTATATTGACGATGTACCCGCTGTAGAATCCGCGACGAAGCTGTCGTTTTTTATAGGCGTCAAGCTGCCCGACTCGAAGTCAATATTCTCGGCTGTTTGGCCTACATTTTCTGGGAGCAGCCTAGCCGATAAGGCAGGTGCAATACCCGAAAAAAACTTCTGTTTAAAATAGGCCATTGGCTTTTTACCGGCGTCCGTCGAAGTTTACGTGGAAAGCGTAAGGCGCGTCTGTGGTCGGTGCTTGAGTCACTTTAATCCTAACGAAGAGGCCATTACCACCGAGTATTGGTTTTAAGTACTCAGGTGCTAGAGTCGCATTGCCGTCGCTATCTGGAACGTCAACCCAAGTGTTTTCTGAGGTTTTGTATTCTAGGTTACCGCTTATACCTGCAGCGCCACTAACTGCTATCAATGAATCATCGGGAACATGAACCCCCGCCGAGTTAGGGTAATAAGTAGTTGTTGAACCTGTTGTGCTTAAAATTACTGCCATTACTAATCTCCGTCTTTAATTGCTTTCAACCGTGCTTTCTCTTCACGGTCAAAGGTTATTGTCAATATTGTTGTTTCGCCGTAGGAAGGCGATGTCATCGTCTGTTCGTTAGAGCTGATGCACCCATCGGCCTCAAGCAGCGCGGTTAAAAATTGCAGGTGTCCGTAGACTACTGTGGGGTATACGCAGCGTATGCTGGTAACGTCGTTGTCGTAAAACCAATCGGTACTAGCGTCCATGACAGCCTCGCTAAACACCCAGCTAACACTGCCTTGCTGGTCTGGCCTGCGGTAGCCGTTAGTAAACGTAAATTGGCCTTTTGCTAAGTCGCCTGATAAGACGGCGACTACTCTATTAGCCGCAACGTCTTTAACACTGAGCAGCACTTGGTTGTTGGAAATCATTTTAGTGGTGTTGACCAAATTACCGCTTGCGTCTTTGATCGTGCGATGGAGTGCTGTTGGGCCTGCCCCGGCTATCGCGAAGGATGCTTCCATCATCGCGAAGAGCTCGTCATAAGAAGGCGCTAAAAAACCTTCAGGTACTTTGCTTTGTAAGAAGGCCCGGCAATCAGTGATAAAGCTGTCAGCATCAACTGTGCCTTCGACTGCATTAGCCACGCTCGATACGCCTGATAATAAAAAGCTCACTTGTACTCCTCTTCGTAAAACCACTCGACATTCACACTACTGACTGTAGGCTTAAAAATATTGTTGATGGCGGTGTGGGTGGTTCCCCAGTACCAGCTAACAGTGGACGTACCCGGCAGCGTATCCCTACCCGGCTTAGCAATAATAATTGCGTCTTTTCGGTAGAGAGTCATCTCTGTGTCGGCGTCGAAATTTCGAAAACGTACCTTTCTCCAACTGCGCCCACCCGTCAGAAGAGCAGTGGCGTCCTGATCAACGGTTAGCGTTATTTGATAATTACTAAATAGGCCATCGTAAGTATGTGCGCCAGAATCGTCGTAAAACTTGTTTTGCCACCTAATTTTTCGAATTTGAACAGTGTTTGAATGCTCAGGGTAGTTAGCGAAGCGAACCGGTGCGCTTGCGTTATTTGAGCTATTGCCATCTAAAAAAGCTGATTGCCCGTCGCCGATTTCGTAACCGGCGAACGCATCTTCCTTTAGTGAAAAATGAGCAGGTATCATCGTGAAAGTTTCGTCGGGAGAGGCCAGCCTTAAGTCGTGGGTCGGTTGTCTTGCGCGCTTCATGTGATGGTCACCCTGTAAGGGCGCGTGTGGCCTGCAATGTTATTACCGTGGTCGTGAGGGACACCGCCATTGAGCAATTTGCTGCTACCCATCGTAAGAGCATTGGTGTCGTCGTAGAGGCCGATGCTGCCGTAATCATCAAAATTATCGTCGGTAGCCAGGGTATATTCCAATACCTCAGTCCTTTCATCGTAAGGAAAGTCAACGACAATTTTATTGATCGGCTTAAACGGTGTGCCAGGAATAGTAGAGGCAGTATATGGATTTCTCGGAGCGAAATAGAAATTGTTGGGCTCACCCAGGGGCGGTAAATTTCTTCGGTTTTGGCGTGTTGAAAATGTGACATCCAACCGCAGACGGCTGCTCCCGCCGCCTTCAGGCTCAGTGCCTGAGCCGTCGTAAAAGGATAAACGCTCAAGTCGTATTACCTGGCCGGTTGTTAGGTGGTAAAAACGGTGGTCGCTTAGGTAGCCCTGTTGACCCCAGCTGGCGTTATGGTCAATCTGACCGGTGCTGGAATCGTAATATGGCTGCTCTCTGTAGTCAGCAGTGCTGGTATTACTTGTCACTGGCATAGACCCAACGCAAGCCTCATAAACCAAAGGCCCATCAGTTGCGAGGTTGTGTACCGCGATAGTGTCTCGCCCTACCGATAGGCCATCACCCGGAAGTACCGGCGTTCGCGACACACACTCGAAACCTAAAATACTTTTAAACATATTACTCAACACCTTTAGAAACCTCTTCACCGCGCTCATATTTTTCCTAAAAAAGACCGTTAATGAATATTAGAAGCCAGTCGATAATTACTCGAAAGTAATCACGACGTTTAACAGTTGGGTCTTTTTTATGGGGGGCACCAACTCATTAATAACTTCTTGAGGGAAAACTAAATCAACATATGACAAGTCTGTCCATTCAGAAGCTCTGCTCGCGTCATCAAACGTTCGTATAGCTACCGCAATACTTACATTACCGTCGTCTATGACGTCCGCTTTATTTAACTTAATCGTTTTGTTGATGGTTGCCGTCGTATCGCTAGCCGGTACGTCCCAACACTGGCCGCACGTTAGTACGTCTTTTGTAGGGATTGAACTTATACCGCTGGCTTGCACAGCTACGAGTTGGTATTTACTAATCTCAGGCTGTGTTAACGGTGACCCATCTTCTCGGCTCGTCGGTTGAGACCATTCGGCTGCTATCTTAACCGTGCAACTTATTGGATCAGCGCTTAGGTCGCAGTTTTGAGCTTTTGCGCCCAAGCTCATACATAGCTGAGCTATGAACAGTCCTGCGCATAGCGAGGTCTTTATCATTCTTGATAGCATCTATCTGCTCCGCGATTGATTTGTTACGTTTGGCAATAACGGCCGCGTCATCCATTTCGTTTCTGATCCTTAAGTTGCCGCTCTATTTCTGTGTTGATTCTGCAATGTGCGATGTGGCTTTCGAGCTTTCTTCTGAGTTGGTGGAACTCATCAGAAGAAACGCAGTCGTGGCCAGCACGGCGACTTGAGCGATTTTCGTAAATTTTTTCAAGGACGTTAGAGAAGAGTTGGAGAGCGATGTACCCTCCGATACCGATTGCTGCGATGGTCTCATTAGTAAAGTTCTCCACATAACCTCTCCCCCGGTTTAGTCTTTGTTATTTTTAGCGTTGCGGAAATTCTGACCAACAAGATTAATCAGCATTCGGACGCCAGGAATGGCTTTTTGGATTTTTAGTGGGACGTAAGCTGCTAACGCGGCTCCGCCACCCATTGTGGATAAAACCCCCATTACTAAGTCAATGTAGTCCCAACGGTGAAGCGTTCCGGTTTCTTCTAAGGACTGTCCGAGAACTAGCGCGGGTACGCAAGCTAGTAAAATAAGTAAGTAACGCATAATGTATTCCTCAACGGTTGATGTACTTGCTCGGTATTATATTAGCTTGGCTAATATAATGCTACAAACTAATAGACCCATAGGACTTTTTGGCCTTGTCTCGTGTCTACGTGGACAAAAGTTTTGGCTACGCCGATCCCGGTAAACCCAAGCTCTAGGGCTTTAGCGACAACCAGCATTCGTTGCGCCCCGCCGGATACTTTGATGTCAGCCGCTATGCCTCTAGCGTGAGTTCCCGGCGCTTTTTTAACCGTCTCCACACTGTGGTCGGGCGACCGGTAGCCTGAGTTCACAACGAACGGGAAGTCGCACGCCTCTCGCAGCTCATCGAGCTTATGGACGAAGTCAGCGTCTATCTGATTCTCGCCGGTTTCGGAGCATTGAAACTCGTCTAAGTAAAAGTATTTAAACAGTTTGGTCATCAAAGAAGTCCTGTTGGCAGTGTTTTATTCCTAATGGTGCTATCTAGGCCTGAGCCAAAGAATATGTTGTTAGCTTTTTCGGCGGTTGGGCCGAGTGCAGCAGCTATAGCGCCGTTAGCGCCCCCACCCCATTCTTTAGCTTGCATCATCTGACTGACGACTGTGGCCGGGCCAGCAGCGAACCCACGGGAGAATGCCGCCATCAGGTACTCGCCCCAGTCCATACTGTCGGTTTTGAAATAATCTTTATCGTCTGGGCTGAAACCAGGTAACGCTGCAGCTGCGAGCCATTTAGTGTATTCACGGAGCTCCATACCCATCATCGCAAGTGGCAGTGTAGCGATACCTAATAGGGCGAAGACACTTCCCGCGCCCGCTAAGCCAGCGAGCACCTTTACTTCTCCTCCAGATAGCCCGCTTTCAACGGCTCTTTTGCCCGCTTCTTTAGTCGTGCCGCCAAGGATAACTTTACCGTATGAATAGAAGAATCCTTTCAACTGCCAGATCAGCGCGTATCGTGGGTCAGATGCCCATATAGGTCGCTCTGCTGAACTCGGTCTCAGTGTGGCTGTCTCGGTAAAACGCTGCAATGCCTGCTTAACTGCTACCGACTCTTCAGAAGTATTGAACTCTTTACCGCCGCGCACCCAATCATTGACCTGTTCTGCAGTCACGCCTAGCTCTTTTAAATAACGCGCAGAGCGTGGGTTAATGGTGTCGGGTGACGCGTGCTCTTCTAAGAACTTCACGCCCATGTTGCCCGCAAACTCTCGAGTGAATCGAGTAAAAAGATCGAGGCCAATAACCTTGAAGAAAGTGTCGGTAGCTGCTCGAGACCCATCAGTCATCCACTCGGACTCGGCCTGCGACATGATTATGTTGGATGTTGACTGGCTGGTGACCGTGCCAATATCCCGTGTGAGTCTTATCGCCTCGTCGCGATTCTTTATAGTGTTAACGATTTCTTTGAAGGCAGTCGTAATAGCTCCGAACTCTTTAGAGGCTATTACTGGGCCAGCTAATTCAGGGATAGACCCCAGCACAGCTAGCGGGAGTATGCCGACAATATTAATTAAGGTCAGTGCGCTGTTCACCTTGCGCCAAAAAGGGGACAGAGGCTTAGTGTTATACCCTAAATAGGTATGCACTATCATTTTGGCTTCTGCGCGCTGTTTAGGTGGCAGCTTATCCATCTCTTGTTTTAGGGTATCGAAGCCGCGTTCGTCTTTGGTGTGCCGGTTAAACTCGACGCGTTTTGTGGTGTGTTTTAAGTATTGAACAGTAGCTACTTGCGGCGTCTCAAGTAGACCAGCTTCGCGAAGTTTTTTAGGGTCGACTTTGTTAGTGAGTAGTCGCGCCTTCTCGATATTTTTTGCAGGGTCAATGCCTTTGATAACGACGGGGTCGCCATTGAGTATGCCTTCTTGATACTCGACGAGGGTGGCAATAGCTTCGTCCACTTTCTTCTTGTCGGCTTCAGGGTCTGCCTCCAAAATTAGCTTAGCTAATACCTCTGGGCGCTCGGCAACCTCACTGAGTTTCAACGCTACTGGTGTATAGTTATCGCGTTTTTTAACGTCGGTATTAGAGGGGGCGATGTAATCGTCGTGGATGCTTTCGAACCATTTGCGTATCGCTAGAGATTTACCTGAAAGCTCCGTTGTGGGTGTGTCTGAGAAAGCCTCTTCAAAAGCAGCGTCTGACTCTGGAGAGTCGAAGTCTCCTACGGCCTCCTCTAGCTTAGTAAACCACTCGTTACCTGCCACTGTCGCGGCTTTTAACATACCGAGCGCGCGGCCTTGTTGCGGCCCGGTCTGAGCTCTAATGTAAAACATGTCGGCTACCTTAGACCCAGCAACCTTTCGCAAGCGTGAGTCTGCGGTAGTAATAAGGTTGTACACGGGCGTAAACGCGTCGCTCGCTATGATGTCCTTAATTTGTTTCTGTAGCCACGGCGTGAGGCCTGCGGGTCGAGTTTCTTCTACCGCCTTCGCGTCTTCTTGGACTTTGACTTTAACTTCAAAACGGGCTGCCTGAAATGGGTCTCGTAACGCCTCTTGATTGTTTTCTTTGTTAGCTTTTACGACGTCTTTTATGTAGGCGTCAAAGTCTGGGCTGTATGCGTCTTTACCGAACCGCTTCTGCAGTTCTTTAGACAAAGACTTGTACATGTCCGCTAGTTTTTTACCTAGCGCCTTTATATTAGCTTGGACTATACCGCGATGTTCTTTAGCAGTGCTTTCCCCGCGAGGTCTACTCTTCTCACTGTCTACCCGCTCTTTAAAGTATTCATTCTTAGCGTAAATCGCTACTTGGTCTGCGTACCATTCTTCGAATCCTTTTTCTCCTTTGTAAGACTTCGGAGCTTTAGGGTCTTCGAGAGCTTTCTTATAGGCTTTTACTAGCCGCTTGTTTAATGTCGGGTTGGTCTCTAACGCTACAAGCTGCTCTTTAAAAAGTGCGTGGCCTAGTTCGTGCACAACGGTTAGTGCTAGCTGCACAGGGTTTTTTGTTTGGTTGTCTACTATGACAAAATGAGCGTCACCGAAGCCTACATACCGGCCTTTTTTCTTATCCTTTTTCATCGCTTGGGCTTGTCCAGCGACGTACTCAGCGACATTAGGGTCGGCAAAAACCTGTGCTAGTTGTTCAGGCGTAGCGTCCAGCAGGCCTTGCATACTAACGATCGCGACAGGGTTTTTTAGCTTCAAGTTACGCATGGCGGTGTTAGCTATTTTCGTAGCCAGTTTATTCGCTGCGCTTACCTCCGGAGTCTTTTCGAACTCCGCGATCTTCATGCCTATTTTTGCGAAAGTAGTTTTCAACTTATTAATTGAAAACGGAGGTAATCTAGGGCCTGTTTCTGCCGTACCTTTTATACCCTCCTCAGGCTTATCGAACTTTTGATCGCTGCGGTCGTCTTGTCGCCCTTGGTTTGGTTTTCTTTCTTCTAACCCAATAGCAACCTCGGGTTCGCCTTTTCCGCGTTTTCCATATTTGACTGCTGTCGTGTTGTTAGTGCCCGCGAAAGGCTGTTTTTCTAGCTCTCCGGTCTCCTCGTTTCTTGTAATACGCCCTCGTTGTTCTCCACCAGGTTCTTCTAACCCGACGTCATTTTTTTCTTGTTTTACATCATCCGCGAGTGTTTGATCGGCCTCGTTCTGGAATTGGTTATCCTCGTTCCTATCTAAGATGGCGTCTAGGTCGCCCTCTACTAGAACTCTCTCGCGAGGTTCTCCGTCTATGAACCGAGAATCGGATACTGTAAGATTCGCAAGGTCTTCGTCGTCAAAAATATCACTATATTCTTCGATGTACGCGTTGACTTCTTCCTTAGTCCCGGTGAATTCTACTAGGCCAGGAACGCGGAAGGTGTACTGCTTATCTTTAGGTAACGCGTCAGATGCGGTGACGTTCAGCAACTTACCTAACGTGGTCTGCTTGCCGCCGCTACTGAATGTAGCCAGTCGATCAAACTGAGTTAATATGGCTGGTTCCGGGGGCTTATCCTCGCCGTTTTTGATCGCTACCGCCTGGTCTCGACCGTATTTTTTCTTCGCGCGGGCTAGGTTATCAAGGAGTTCTGTTGTTATCGTCACCCCGCCGATTTTTACTTCGTAGCCTTGCGCGGTTAGCTCAGACAAAACCGCCATTAACCCGTTTCGGCCTGCTCTCATTCGCCCGCCTTGGGTGAAAAGTCCTCGGGTGTCGCCTTCTTGTATGCGTTGCCCAAACTTAACTAAGTCCGCTAAATTAACGGGTATGTCCTTATCTGAGTCAGGCCCACGGACGGTGGTTTGCTCGCCTTTTTTTAGTAAAACTCTCCCGCCTTTTTTACCCGCGCGGAACTTAGCGTAGACACTTTTTGTGGCCTTGTTTAATTCCTCTTTCAGTCGCACGGCCACGGTGGGTACGAGGAGCTCAGACGGTTTTTGTGGTATGCCACCTGATCTTGGGATTTCTGGCTGCGAGCGCATTTCAGGTGGCAAGGCTGACTGTTCTATGCCGAAGCTGCCATCTTCATTTTCGACCACACGGATGAGGGTGTCTGGACTTTCTTCTTGGAGTTCTACAGCTTTTTTCAGGACGCTGTCCGGCATATCTGCAAACTGCTTGAACCGGAAGTTTATTTCGGGGTACGCGTCTTTGAATACCTGTTTAAATCTCCCCCTAATTGATTGGGTCTCTGGGTATTTCTTACGAGATTTACGGCGCTGGTATTTAAACGGGACTGGGTTACCGTCTTCGTCTAGTTTTATACGTGTGGTTTTTTTACCTTTACCGTCGGGGCCTGTTGTAGTCGTAACTGTTTCGGGCACGACGTTTTTGAAACCGCCTTCTTCTGCGACCGTGAACCCGCTGTCCGGGCCGAATTCGCGGTCAACGTCTACTTCGACTTTGTCATCATCAGTATTAAAGCGGTAGTCTCGCTGCAGTTTATCCAGCTCTTGTTTTTGTTCTTTAAGCGCTTTCATCTGCTTGGCGAGGGCTTTTTGTTTCGTATCTGCGCGGACTAATGCACCCGGTGTTTTCGCGTCCCTTTTTTCTCTTTTTAATTTGTTAGCCTTTTCTTTCAGGATAGCGAATTCTTCTCTTAGTTCTTGTTCAGCTGCGAAGACGTCCTCGCGTGTGATACCCCTACCTTCTATATTTTCGTCTAACTTCTGGTCTTCCTCTTGTTGGTATTTCTCTCTTTTAAATTTCGCTAGGACGCCTTCCCCGTCTTCGTCTTCCATATCAATGTTTCTGACGTTAGGGCCCTGTTCTTCGTCAACCAGTTTTTTTCTTTCTTCTAATGCTTGCTCTACAGTTTTTCGTTCTATGCTGCCGCCTTTAGGCACCTGTCTGTCGCCAGCTGCGTAGGCCGCACTTACGTTGTCTTCTGTTGTGGCTTGTTCCCATACGACGCGCCCGTTTACGTCTTTGACTTGGATAACCACATCTGCGCCTGCGACTTTGCCGTCGCTGTAACCTAATACTTGCTGCAGTACATCATCAGTCGCGTTGTCTTGGACTACGGATTCTACGGTGTCGGAGAACTTCGATATTATTGTGCCGCGCCCCGGTACGAAAGCTGCGTAGTGTTCTTCGCCGTCAATATCTAGTGTTGTGACTTGTCCATTTTCAGGAATGTCATATTCTGGGGTGTTACCGGCTATCCAGACGCTATCACGTTCGGTAGTCTCGTCCTGCATAGCGGCAATCTGCGCGTCTATAGTCTGCTTAGATTCTTTTTCCGTAGTGAACGGGTTCATATCACCGTACTGTTCACGGTTTATATCTTGGTCTAGCCTTTGTTCGCGGGCGCTTTCAATGAACTCGCCTGCCTGCTGCATTATGGATTTTACCGACGAGGCGCTACTGACCAGAGATCCGCCTGCTGCCCCCATTGATCCGCCGCCTATAAAACCACCGAACGCCGCTTCGCCTAGTCGCATTAACGCGTCTTCTTTCGTGTATTCTTCGTCTACCTGCATGCGCTGTGCTGTCTGCAAGCCTTCCTGGGCGACCTCAGTTACACCTTCAACAGAGGCTGATTTTATTGCGCCTCGCCCCACCTCTTTTGCTAGGTTTCCGAATATTGACCCGTCAGATCCTCGTGCTTTAGCTACCTTACCAACGCGGTCTAGGAAAGTTTTGGCTATTGCAGCTTCGCCGCCAACGCCGATTAATGCTTGAGGGATTGCGACAGCCCCGGCGCGCAACGCTGCGTCGTCTTTACTTAGTCCATCTATCTCTAAGTTCTCAGCGAAGTTAGCGCCGGACATCGACGTGTATTCGCTAGCGCCTGCTCCAGCCAGAATACTGCGCTTAGCGGTTATGCTATTGGCTGCGCCACTCAAGGTAGATTTGCGGTGTGCTTGGTAAACTAACTCGGCTAATTCTTTTTCGTCGGGTGTAGCCGTTCCTTTAGCGGTTCTATTCACAGCGTCGCGGGCGACTCGTTTTGCGGCCATACGGCTAGCGCCGCTTAAACCGGCTTTTGCTACGCCCCCTAACACAGCCCCTGTGCCGCCACTTGCGACAGTTGATATGAGGTACGGCGTCATCTGCCCGGACAGTTTTGCTGATTGGTTTAGTAAGCCACTGAAGGTGGGGTTATCGAAAAACTCTTGGGTGGTCTCGGTGCCCTCGAAACCTCGGCCTGCTTGTTCTGCTGTTTGTCGACCCGCCGCTATATTGTCGGCGGCCGCATCTTCAAAACCTACTAACTGTTGAACAAGGCCTTGCGCATAGTCGACGTCTGCGACGACCGTCTCCATCCCTGCGTCGAGTCCACGCACGAATGTGCCGCCAAGCGTGGACTCGGGGACAACTTCCCCTGGGCCCTCGTTGGCAGCCGGTTTGACAGTGTTAGCCTCTTGATCAAAGAACTCGTCCCAGTAGTCTGCCATTATGTAGCAGGCCTATCTGTGTCCATTGCTCTTGACTCAGCGCCAACTACCTGTTTCTCGAAGAACTCGTATGCTCTCGCGCCTAGGATACGTTTAAACGTAGCGGCGGGAACCTTCTCATCCACCACGCCTTGTGAGGACGGATCGAGTGCTCTGAAAGCGACAATGTTACCTTTGCCGTCTCTTATTACTTTAATTCTAGAGTAGGTTGCGTCTGCTCCTTCTGGTGAGCCACCGTCTTTAGTAGGCCAGAAATTAGCTAGGAAACCGCCGTAGTCTTCGCTCATGCCTGCGCCTTGTAGGAGCGAGCTGATACCGGCGTTTAATGCTGCTTCGTATTCTTCGATTCGGGCTTTAGTTGCTTTGCTGGCCTTGCCATTGGCTTGCATGCGATAAGCTGCATCTAGTTTGTTCATCATTTTAGTCAAGCCGCCATTAGGGCCGGATAGAGCCTTTACTGACGCTTCGTTCCATTCAAACTCAGGCGCGCCTTCCGCATCTTTTTCTGTGTTTGTGAACATCGCGTTTTGTACCGACTCACCTAACTCTATCGTGTCCTTAAATACTTTTTCTCTGGCCGCATCTACTTTTAGGCCCGCCGCAACCCGCGCCGCATTTTCTAAGCGCCGTTCTTTTTTTCGATTGAGGTTGTAGTTCTTCTGATTTAGACCAAACTGCCGCTCAACCTGGCTAATGTTTGCGACGTCTTTTGTGCTTAGCCCTTGCTGGCCTGTCTCGACAACATTCGACCATTTCTTTTGGAAATCATTTTTTTGCGCATCGGTAACAGCGTACTGCGAGAGATAGGCTCGAAGACTTTGTTGCGTTTTTCGCTCTAGTTTTACCACGTCTTCTAACTTGGTTATGTTGTTTTCTTTGAGCCAGTTTTGAACTTCGCTTATATCTTCTTCGCGTATGGCTTTTTTGGTTTGTTGTTCGGCGTCCTCTGCGGAGCTTGCGTTATCTTCTATAGTCTCTATTGTGCCGAATACTGCAGGCTCAGGTGTTGTGTCGGAGGCGACATTAGCGCGTACCTGTTCCGCAGACATTGGGCCTTTAGGCACTCGGTCTTCTTCTTTACCTGCAGGAGCTTGCTGCGCAGATGAGAGTTCTGCGAGGGCTTCTTGCGTCGTTTGCGCTAGGGCTTCTTTAGCTTCGGGTGGCACCATTTCATCAGGAGCGTTTGACAGCTCGCTCGCCCACGTTCTTAAGGCGTCTAATCTTTCCTGCGGGTCTGTAATCCGGCCTAGTCCCAACTGCACTTCGCGTAACAGTTCTGGGTCGTCGATTAGGGCGATTGTGTCCTCGACAAGAGCTTGCACCTTACCGGTCGCTTGCTCCACTCTATCCTGGGAGTCGTCGATTTTGTTCATTGCGCTTATATTACGTGTTTTTCCAGCGACGCCTGGCCTGTTTCTCATAACGTTGAAACGGGTACTAACTTGCTGGGCTATCTCTTCTGCTGTGCCGAACTCGACCGGGTCTTCGTCGCGCGCCGATCCTTTTCCGGTTAAAAACCTCATGCCTTTTTGGACTGGGTTTTCTTTGGCCCACTCGCCGCCGACAGTAAACCGCTTGACTCCGTCTTCCGAAGGGGGTGCTTCACTTAAAGAATTAAACGTAAAATCTTTGTTTGGGTTGGCTTCGTTAGCAAAACGACTTGCTAGTTGTACGGCGTTAGGGTCGTTGTTTTCTAGGGCAGCGGCGAACTTCGCTTTGTCAAAGCTGTTGCCAGTTATATACCCTGCCTGATTAAGTTCGTTGTATCGTTGGTTTAATAAGTCCTCGTTCTCTAAAGACTGCTGTTTATATGCAGCGGCTCGAGCATTTATGGCATTCGTGTTGCCGCTCGACTGAAGAGCCTCGTAGCGTTGGCCCGCGCTTATTCCGCCGCTAAGGCCTTGCATAAAAGGGTGTTGTGGAACTGTGGCCATTTTACTTACCTATAAAGCAAATATAGCAAACATCGCTAACGACGCTGCCATCTGTGTGTTTTGCGCTCGGCGTGCTGCCCTAGCGGAAGAGTTTGCATTTTTTCGGTTAACTTCGTTTGTTGCCGCCGCCTGCATCTGACCTAGCGACGAACGATTTACGTCTTGCCCAATGTTTATTAAGTCGCCCATCAATGCGCGGTTCTGATCCTGTTGCGCGATTCTTGCGTCAGATATGCCTTGGATACCGCCTAATAAGTTGCCCCTGTCTAGGGTCAGCTTTTGCTGCTTCTGCTGCATGGGCGTAAGTGTCGCGCCATAGCGACTAGCGGTACGGTCTGCAACGCCTTGCATTAAAGGGTTAGTGGTCTCGAGGTCGGACTTCGCTTGGTCGATTAGTGAAGTGTCTGTCTTCGCCTTTTCTATTAACTCAAGTTCTTTAGGACGGTAGACATCAAGATACCGCTGATAATCTATCTGCGTCATCTGTGCTAAGGCTCTGTCCGCGCCGCCCGTGCTGTCGCTGTAGGTTATCCCGCCGTTGCCGTAAGAGCTCTGAGCCGCCTTATTGGCGATCGTCGATACTGGTCTCATCCCCATTAATATAACCCCGCGCCTTTAAGCGCCGCCATACCATCGCGCCCTTTGGTGAACCAATTATCTTTCCCTTCGCCACCGAACTTTTTCTGCAGTCCAGCGCCTAGAATTCCTCCGGCTGCTTTCATGTTGGAGCTTCGTTTTAATTCTCTATTTTGCATTTTTTGGAGTTGCTCGGATGCGCCTAAGTTAGCGAGGGTCGTCATCGCTTGGGAGTTGTCAGCTTGTTGTCCTTCGGCCACGCCTATGGCTCCAGCTAGCCGAGTGTTCTGTATTTCGCCTGCCTTGCGGGTAGCGTTACCGAGTTGGCCCTGTAAACCTTTAGACATTTCGGCGGCCCTACCTAGATCCATAACCTGGCTTAACTGGGGGTTAGCCGTCATCGTCTGCATAGCGTCGGCCGCGCTGCGGTTTCTTAACGTGTTTTTCATCTTATCAGTCGCCGCGTCCTCCATTTCCATTTGGTTTAGCGGGTCTAGGTTCGCGTTGAAGAACTTCTTTTTCGCAAGCCCGACTTTGGCGTTGACTTCTTCGGCTGCTGATGTGTGTTGTTTTGGTGAACTGCCGCCCATTACAAACCTCGTGTGTAAACTATCGTATCTACTTGCCACCCATTTTTAGTAAAAAAATCAATAGGGGCGTCTGTCTTAGATTGAAACTGTATTTTGTTTAACCCTGCTTTTTTCGCTTCTGTGCAGAAAAAAGGTACGTGCTTAATTCCGTTAGCGCCCCCTCTTTTTTTTGCCCACGCGATCCAGATAAAAAATATTTTGTCCTTGCTGTATTCGTCGTAGAGAACGTTAGTAACTAAAAAACCTTCGTCGGTTGTCCATAAGACCGCGTCGCCGTTTACGCACTTTGCATAAACATCTTCTGGTCTGTAAGTTAACTGCGGTTGCGCCGCTAGCAGCTCTTCTATACCAGGCCTGACCCAGTTCCACTCGTCGCGTATATCACTAACGGATGGATCGGTAACCGCGTCTATATCGCCTGCTTTTAATTCCGCCATAATTTACTTTCCTTGCTACTCCTGTGTCAGCTGATCGTGCGCGTCTTTCTGCGTCAACGAGCTGCTCTGTGAATAAAGACCCGTAAACACTGGCGGCTGAATAATCAGTCCAGTCCTTGCTAGGTAGTCGTAATAATCTAAACAGCGCGCCGTTGATGATTGTGTCGCGATAATCATTCATCACGTCGTCATCACAGCTTGTGCTAGTGTGAGTAGGTTTCAATATAAGGCGTAACAAGAGCGCATCTGTAGCGCCGGTAGATGGAGCTGGTGCAATACGAACTGTGCTTGAGCTTGTCTTAACGTAATACTGAGGCTCGCCGGGCTCTGTGCGCCACTTAGGTAGGCGCTGATCAAGTAACGCGGGGGTGATGGGCTCTAGGTCGACGCCGTTGTACTGTATAGAAAGTATTTTTTCTATCGCTGTGTCAGCGGGCGCGGTCAGCGTGTAGTCATACACACCGCTGGTTGACGCTATAATCTGCTCTGTTTGATAAACCTCAGACTTCTCGCACAGCTCTACCACAGCTGAACGGATGCTGTTCTCGATCAGCGTGTCTGAACAAGCAGGAACCATTGGTATAATGCTGGGTAAAAGTGCTTCGTAAAGCGTGTTACTGGACTCATTATTGTCAACTGGCGCTGCTGCGTCTGTAGTAAAAGAGCCCGAGTGCGTAACGGCTGAGTCATTCCCCGCTGCATCCTTATGGACGAAGTGGAAATACTGTAAGGTGCTGGTGGGTAGTCCTGTTGCGTAGACAACCTTTTCGCCTGTCGAGCTGACTGCCTGTGTAGCGCCTGTACTCAAGACTGTTGCTTGAACGGTCGTAGGGCTTGTATCTACTAGCCAATACAGCGTACCGTTACCTTCATTTGTAGTGACAGTGCCTGTTGCTGTTGTTGTGCCTGTCTTAGTACCAGTGGGGCTTGATAGGGTGGGCGCTACTTGATCCACTGTCGAGTTGGTTGGGAAAACATCTGTTGATGCTATGTATTTATTACCAGAAGCATCTGTTCCCAGATCCGCTTCATTAGTGTGGACTACGACACTGTCTATGTTTAATGCTTGATCCTGTACAGGGTATGTTCCTCTATTTGAAGGCCAGGGTGAAGTTGCGGTTGTAGGTATTCCACCGTTCCAATATGTAAAGACCATCATTCCGTTAACTGCATCAGTAGCACTGTTCAGTGTTCTGAAAGTAGTCGATGGGTGATTATCTGTCTGCCACCCGTTGTTGTACCACCTCGCCGTTAAAGTGCCGTTGGTCTCTCCTATTTGTTCGTAGGTCAGTTCGTCGTTAATCCAAAGTCTTTTTCTAACCTCTGACGTTACGTCTGTAAGGTAGGCAGAAAATGCAATAAAATTCCATTGGCCTTTTATTAAAACTCTTGAAGTATCGCGGCCTCCTCCTCCAGCTGGTTGGAAATCCTCATCTTGTAAGTTCCACCCTGTCAGTGTTCCGTCACTAAGGTCTGCAAATGGCTGGATTTCCATCTTCCCGCCGGTCTCGTCTCTAGTAAAACGAAGCGTCTTTAAAAAACCTGGTGTTGCTCTGAAATCAAAATCCGCAGGGACATACATCCACACCCCAGCGTGCATCGTTTGGCCTTTGCCCAAAGGTGTGTCAAAGCTGAGTCCACCCCCAAACTGCCCTGTGGTTGGTCTACTACCCCATGACCAGTACGGGCCTTCTGCAGCAAGGCCATCCCAACCTTGTGCTATAACTAGGCGAGCAGAGCTGTCTCTTAGCCCGCCACGGGTAATGCCTGTATCACCCTCTGTTCCGTAACCCGCTAAGTCACCTCTACCCTTCTCTCCCCAATAGCTGAATTTCTTATTATCAGGGGTAATAGGGTTTTGTACATTCAGGTCGCCAGAGAATTTACCAATGTTCTGCCCGTCTGTTAAGCCAGAAAAATCTCTTTCTAATGTATCCCAGTTAATTGCCATACTCTATCCTAACGTTACACGGGAACGCCTGTAGGCATCATTGAACCTGTCGGTTGGTTAGGAGTAGTTTGTACGTCAACCGCGCCTTTACCTAGTACAGATGAGCTGAACAGTTGGTAGTGCGTTTGCGCGCGCTGAGAATTAGCCGCAAAATCCGCATCTTTCATATATGCCATGTACAAAACGTAGTTAAGCACTGCGTTAGCGTAGATGTCAGGGATACTTAAATCTCCGCCTTCAGAAACGATAGACGGGTTAGCGGAGTAAATAATTTCTAAGAAACTACTAGTGCCGTCCACGCCTGGATACACGTAAAAATTACGTGGGTTGGCCTCATCATAAACATAGTGTTTGACGATAGTCGTATGCGCCGCGTCAGTGCTAGCTGATAAAGTTGCGTCGTGCCAGTTGGGCGTTTGTGAGTCGAGTACTTCTCGGTCTACTAACCGTACAGCTCGTTTGCCTGTAGCACTTCCTGTAGCGTCCGACATATTTCGGACTACTTTTAGCAGTCGGTTGCCTGCGCTGGGTATGTCCTGCTTTGTACCTGCTACCAGCGTGAT